ACCATCTTCTCCACGAGTAACATTGAGAGTCGTTCCACCACCAGAGGAACCAACGGTGATGATCTCTTCCTTGTTAGTATCTGGATCAATAACTAATGAGTAAGGATAGTTAGCTGGAAAACCAGTCGTCAGATCCAAAGTAATCGATGCAACAACACCATCGATTGAAGATGATAGAGAGGCTTGCTTTGCCGTAGAGGCGTAGTATCGTGTTTGTGCCATTCGTTACCTCTTATAGTGGAGTCGGGGAGGGTATAGATCTCGGAGTGATGCAGCTTCTTGTTGAAGTCGCTGCGTATACAGACCAAGATAGAAACGAGCTGTAGAGGCACCTGAGCCGACCGGCTTCGATTGGTCGAGCATATCCGCTTCTACGCTTTGGAATGGAATCTTTGCTGCATCGCTATTCATAAGTAAGCGAGCTATAGTTCCATACATAATTGCATCAACAGAACTTGATGGAAAACCAGTAACTGTTTCATATACATCACTATCTGATGTTAATGTTGAAGGTGCTTTAGCAAAAACAACTTGAACAGTTCTACCCGGATCGATAGAATCAAATATGTTAATAGTTTTACCATTAGGAAATAATGTTGTGTTGGCTACTTTATCTGTGTTGTATCTTCTTACATTAAGCCATTCTTTAGTTGATCCAATGGTCTGCCACTTTACATCAAGAACATATTCCGTAGCAGCAGGAAGAGAATAGGTAATCACAGCAGAGTTAAAGGAGAAAGTGTGTGTTCCTACCGCAAATAGTTCTGGATAAGAAGCTTGGATTGTGTCATTAATTGTTTGCTTAACAAGACTTCTAGGATAAATAGGTGCAACAATTACTTTGGCATTATTGGCAGCACTTGCTGCTGTTGTGCCACGAAATCCTCTACCCCATGGAGTGACTGTTACTGCCTTAGTAAGGTTATCAACCTTATCAAGATAGATAAGTTCATCACCAATCTCAATAAGACCACGACCCATTTGATTAGTTTCATTAACTATAAATGATGTATCGTTGGCAGTAATTCCGGCTGCTTGATTAATCCAAGTAGCAGTCTCTAGTTGAGCAGAACCACTTTGAATATTAGACATTACTTTGTCTACAAGTTGACCAAGGGTAGTTGACATTAGGTAGACCTTGCTCTTAGGGCAGCAGCAGGAGCCTTATCGGTTGTGCCACCTAGTTGATTACATACACCACGAAGATCTTTATAGTTAGGTCTTGTGTTACCAGCTTTGACATTCAAGGCACCAACAACATCAAGGCCGGTTGTGCCAGCAAAAGTGTTTGCTGCTTTTGCATCATCAACATAATCCTGTATAGCAGGATAAGTACCACCATTAGCAAGACGATTAAGTTCTGCTGTAAAGGTACTGCCATTAGTGCCTAGTGCCATTACTTGCCCTTCTTCCTTAATACTGCTGCATTATCCACAAGATTTGGATACTTGCGACCAGCAGCTTTTGCTCTAGCTTTTGCTTGAGCTTTCTGTGCAGGTGTTAACTTTGTAGATTTCTTCTTTGGATTTTTTGTATCCCAAAATGCTTTTTTCTTTTTCACCATTTCACCTTATCTGCCCAATATGCGGCTGACATCTTTCCTTTAGAAATATTCTTTGCATGACGAGCCTTAAATGACTTCTGTCGTTTAGTTGGTTGACGATCGCCTGTAACACCCTGTTGACCAAACCTAATTGTCTTAACCTGGTGAGAAGGGGTTCTCTTGGGTTTATTAAACCCAGATACCCCTGCTCTTTTAAGTCGTGGATCTGCCTTACTTCTTTTTTCCGCCACGCTTCTTTGCTTTCTTCATTACAATTTTCTTGCCAGATTTTTTAGCATCTGCCTTAGCCATTGCCATACCTTTAGCGGTATATGCGTATTCTTTCTTTCCTACCTTTGGCATATCTTTACCCCTTTGTGTGATTATTTTGGTTTTCCCACCTGTGTTTATATCAAACGAGGCAGAAATCTCTATTGCTTTCCTTGCTTCATTTACTGCAACTTTAGTGCTTGTTGGAAAAATGTTAGCTCTTGACAAAGAGCCAAGTGCATAGGATCCACCGGATCCAACTGCATATATTCCACGATCATCTCTGCACCAAGAGAAATCATTATCTATCTGATAAATCTTTCCACGGACACATATTAAGGCATCAAACCCTGCATCCTCGTTAGGCATACCATCTTCCTTCTTTGGAGAAGGATCGTATCCATAGTCGGTAAAAGCTTGTCTAAGTGATGGCATTAGATCCGTCATCATAAACTTATCTAAATTAACTACCTTTGGTAGTTTCGGTGGGATCCAACAGAAGTTGGCAATATCCCCGGCGATAGCATCGCCAGCAAAGGCAAAGACATACTCGCCTTTTTCAATGACTTTATCCATGCCATTGGCTATAAACTTTTGACTACCTGAAACCATCAAGGAATCTGCTGCTATAAGGCCCCAGCCCTTACCTTGGATTCCAACAATGGTGGTCATTATCAGTCCTTAAAACTATTAGTGTTAGCATCGAAGGCTTTACCAGCCATATTCGATAGCTCAACAGCCCCTCGGATATCTTTCATATTAGTTGTTGCTGGTTCAATGCCTTGGTCTATCGCTGACTTGTAAGCATTAAGTTCGTTATCCCAAGCCTTCTGAGACATTACCCTTCCGCTATTAGCATCTCCTGTATTAAATTGTAATCCTGAAGCCCTTAGACATTCTCCCCAGTTCTCGTGATCTTGCGTGGGGCAACCTGTTCTACACGGCATTATGACCTCAATACTAGAAATCCATTATGTGCTTCATCCGATGCGGCATCGGCTTCTGCTTGGGTCTTTATTGTATAACCAAGACCTGTCAAAACATCCTTGACCGCTTCGGTGACAATATGACTTCTTCCGCCAAGGAAAACATAGTCGTACTCGTCTAGTTCATCCTCGGTTACTGCTCGAGATGTGGTTACAGTAGCCCCATCTATCAGGACTGCCACACCCCTTGGGGATACAACCCTTCTCCACCACTTGTCTCGTAGTGGGAAACCTTCCATCACTTGTGGTGGGTAAAAGGTATAAGTAGCCATATCTCTCCTTTGTAGAGAGGGGGTGAGTTGCCCCACCCCCTCAACTAATTAGCTCAGATTAAAGAGCTGATGCACCGGTTTCCAAACGAACAACTGCTGCATCACGGAAGATGCCCCAGCCGCCGAAGTACTTCCAGCCGAGTGCTGACTTACGGCGAAGGATGTCGATCTGAGGTGCAATGACGGTTTGTACATCATAGACATTAGCCTCAAGAAGAGCTTCCTTACCAACTGCAACAGCCTTGTAGACAGTTGCAGATGATGCACCCTCTGCACCTGAAGGAACACGAGTTGTCTGAACAACTTGGAATCCTTCAAGAACACCGATGGTGCCAGTCAAAAGGTTGCCAACATTCTCAGTTGTGTACTTGTGAATGTCAACGAATCCACCTGATCCAGTTTCGGCACGAAGGTCGAAAGCTTGGCGTGGGTGAATGAACAGAGTATAGAGATCTCCAACACGAGGTTGTGCTGAAGCCTCTAGAAGCGTGGTCTGAGCCTTACGAAGCATTGTTGTCGAAAGGACATCAGTTGCTGTAAGGGTTGCTGTTGAGGTACGGGTTCCACCGTACTTAACAACAGATCCAGCAGTTAGTGCAGTAGCAACAAGCTGATCCAAAGTATCGGCAGCGTTGTATGCAATAGCATCACCAATCATTGTATCAATGTCGGAAAATGCAGCGAAGTTTACCTTCTCAGTTTGCTCAACTGCATTACCGTATTCGGTAACAGTTACAGTTACTTGAGATGGGTTTGCCAATGCAACTGGAGTTATATCAGATGCCTCGGTTAGAGCTGTGGTAGCAGCAGTCAAGTTAGCATAAAGTGAAAACTTGAGAGTGGTACCCGGGTTGGTCATTGAAACTGGTCGTAGATCTGCAACAGAACGCATAACAGGAAGTGAGCGGAGTGCAGCACGAACATATGTGTCATATGCTGTTACTACGAGGTTGCCAAGACCAGAGATTTGTGTAGTTGCCATTAGGCACTACCTCCTATTTTCTTGGTTAATAGCCCTGCTTACCAAGATCTGCAAAGAGCTGCTTTAAGGCTTCTGGGCCTTTGGCAGCAGCTTCATCCATTTGAGATTGAATCAACTTTTCTCTGTCGGCTGTCATGCCGGCATCCATGGTTGATTGAGCCTTCATGTAATTTTCTTTGAAACCTTCTGGCAAGTTAGAGCTTGCTTGGTTGGTTGATTGACTTTCGATTCCGAAAACATCTCCGTATTCAGAAAGCCAAGTCGACAACGATTCCTCCGTGAGGTCGATGTCCGGTGGAATGAATGCCGCTATTTTCGGATTCACACCACGAGAGGTGAGGGTTTCTTTGATGGTTCTATCTCGTTTTTCTTTACGCAGTTCGGAAAGCTCTGCCTGAATTTCTTTCAGTTGCTTTTCTTTTTGCTTATTAGCTTTGCGTAGTTGAGAAAATGCATCATTCGAATCTAATTCGAAATCTTCCTCATCATCTTCATAATTGGACATTTGTCCTACTCCCTTTTTCTATGTTTGTCGCTGGCCTCAAATAGATCGGGGAATCTACTTGGCTCCAACTGCCGGGTTAATACTCATCTCAAGCTCCGGTATATCTAGAGATGGAGTGGGTGTTCAGGTCTTGAACCTGAATGACTGCCAGTCACCCGACCGATTAAACGGTTCTTGTTTTTAATGCTCTCTGACCAACACCTGTTGTTCCAGAGAACTGTGCAAGGTTTGTAGCTCTTAGTCTGCTCATGGTTTCTGTGGCTCCGACATCTCCACCGAACTCGGCAGCGATAGCTTCTTTGGCTCCAAAATTTTCGCCATAGATTGAAGCAAGATCTCCATACTGCTGAATGTTTCTAGCAACCTGTGAGAACTTCTGTCTTTGAGTTCCATAGGCAAGTGATCCTGCACCATACTGCTGTGCAATATCTGCTTGCTCTTTGGTTAAGCCTTCAAGCAGGGCTGCTGCTGTATTGAGGTTCTTACCTGCAATACCTTCAAGAATTGATTGACCTCTTGCTGGATCAATCATATAGGCAGTAATCATGTCATCACTAATACCATAGAGACTCTTAAGTTGACCACGGATTCCCGGATTAGTTGTTTGCACGAAATCTCTATATGCTTGGAATACATTTGCTACATCAATATTTGTATAGTTGTTTTGTAGGAATGTCTGGAAATCACTTGTTTGATCGTAGAAACCTTTTGGTGCATTATAGGAAGTAAGAACCTTTTGGTATTCATCTTCCATGCCAACAATAGTTTTTTCATCTAATGAACGATATCCAGCCTTAATACGAGCTTCATTAACCTTACCGAATCTTTCATAGTAAGGTGCTGTTTGGATCAGTTGTAGATAGAAACCTTCTGTGGTTGTAGGTATCTCATCAAACTTCTTACCACTTCGGTCTACGCCTTCTCCTTTGAAAATATCAGAGATTACTTTACCGAACTCTGGAACACCCATTTGGGTGAATCGTTCTGTAATAATGTCAAATGCAGACTTGCGTTCTTTGGCTAACTGCTCAAGCTTTGCTTGCTCGGCAGCTTTCTGTTGAGCAGTAAGTTGTGCCTGAAAACTAGCCATTGATTTTGCAAGAGCTGCATCAATAGCAGC